ATGAAAGAATACAAAATTTGGGCGTTCGCCCGCAGTGCCGCACCGAACCTGCCCGCATTGGAAGAACAGCTTGCCGATGTCATGCGCGAAGCCGACAGGCGCGGCTACATCATCGTCAACTCCTGCATGGAGCAGAAGTACGGCACCGAGTTCTGGCGACCTGATTTGTTTGCCATGCTCACCGCTGTGCAACAGGGGCGTGTCAATGCCGTCATGGTGCAGAGCCTTGACCGTTTGAGCCACGACATTACAATCTTGTACCGCATCCTACGCTTTCTGCAAAATTACAGTGCCGTACTGATTACGACCGAAACCAATCTACAATATGAACTCTATCTGACAGGGTTGGAGAGTCGCATCCTGGCTCGTACCGCGCGAACCGGAAAAAGAGTGCCGTGGGAGGTGGCTGTCGATGCAAATTGACCCGTTTCCCGTAAGACTGGAACAGGAGCTGAAATATGCACTGGCCTATGCCGCGCTGGTATCCGCTGCCGCAAACGGAAGATTGCCTAGGGACATCTGCCAGCGCACGAATGTTGGTTATGCCCGGAAATGCGGCGTTTTGCGCCGAGAAGTTTAGTGGTTCTCGTGAATAGCTTTTGACCTGCCTTTCGAGTATGTTGTATGTGATAAAAAGAATGTCACAGCGTCAAATGCAAAGGAGAAAGTCATGCCACAAATAGCAGATAGAAAATCCATGGCGCGTTACATCTGTGTGGATAAAGGTGCAACCCACCCTGCATTGCAACGTGAAGAATTACCTAAACATATGGCGATTTATGCTGACTATGGCGTTACGGGTACGGATCTGCGCCAACGCCCGGAACTCAACCGATTGCTGACTGACTGCCGTGCAGGACGTGTCAACTGCATTGTGGCGCAGTCAACGACACATCTTGCCCGCCGTACAGCAGACCTGCTGACAATCCTGCAAGAATTGCAGAGCCTTGGTATAACAACTGATTTTGAAAAAGAGCGCTTCTCCACCAATTCTCCTACAGGGAAAAAGATACTGGACACACTTCGCGCAATGAGTGCAAGCATTTAGGAGAACTCTCATGCCACAAGTCCAAGTTATCCAGCCAATCCAGCAACAACCGAAGCGTCTGCGCGTGGCGGCCTATGCCCGCGTCAGCAGCGATTCCGAGGATCAGCTAAACTCGCTGGCCGTGCAGGTGGATTACTACACCCACTTGATACAGGAAAACCCCAACTGGGAGTTCGCTGGAATTTACACTGATGAGGGTATCACCGGCACCAGCACGAAGCGTCGTGAGCAGTTCAACCGCCTGATGGACGACTGCCGTGCCGGACTGATTGACCGTGTGCTGGTTAAGTCGGCATCCCGCTTTGCCCGCAACACGGCGGATGCACTGTCATCGGTTCGTGAACTGAAAAGCCTTGGTGTGACGGTAGCCTTTGAAAAAGAGGGCTTCGATACCGAGACCTCCAACGGTGAAATGCTACTGAGTATAATCTGCGCCGTAGCACAGGAAGAATCGCTGTCCATCTCACAGAATATGAAGTGGGGAATACACAAACGGATGCGTACGGGTAACTATATCACCAACGCTACACCGTTTGGGTACACGCAAATCAATCACCAGCTCGTGCCAGAAAAAAATAACGCAATGATTGTCAACGATATTTTCAAAAGTTACCTGTCTGGAATGAGCATAAATGAAATTGCTGAGCATTTAAATACAATATATCCAAAAGAAAATAGCAAATGGAATCCCCGAACGATTCATGCAATCCTGCGTAATGAGAAATATATTGGAGACAGCTTGTACCAAAAAACCTACACAACGGATTCACTCCCATTGAAAAGGTATCTTAATACCGGTCAGCGCTCAAAATACTATGCGATGGAAACGCATGAAGGTATAATTTCTAAGACCGATTACGAAAAGGTACAGAACCTACTTGCAAAGAAAAGCATTACAGGGGAGATTGATAGAACTTGTGTATTTTCAAAGAAAATCTACTGCTCAATATGCGGCGCTATATGCTCTAGAAAAGGGCCGCCCACGCAAGGATTTGTATGGTGCTGCCGAACGCATTTGCAATCGAAAGCTCTTTGCCTACTCAAATCAATCCGTGAGGATGAACTCCAACAGGCGTTTTTGTCAATCTATAATCGACTGCAATGTAATCAGAAAACGATTCTGGAACCACTTGTGGATGACCTGCTTGGGTTACGGCATTTGCAAGAACAAAAATATAAAAAACGCCTTGCACTTGGAGAAGATATTCAGCATCTTGCAAAACAGAAACACAATCTTACCAGAATCCATACACTAGGTTATATTGAGGAACCACAATTTATAGAGCGAAGTGCAGCCATTGAGCAGCAAATCAGGGAAAGGAAACAACAGCTTTCACGAAATGATATGTCTAACACATCGGAAAAAATTCTACAAAAAACAAGACTCATCCAGAAGAAACTTTCCAGTACACCGCCGCTGGAATTATTTGACGAGTCTGTCTTTAAAGAGCTTGTGAAAAAAGTGCTGATCAGCAATACGGCAATCCAATTCGAACTCATCAATGGCATGAAGTTATCAGAAAGCCGTGCAGCCACATGAAGAACAGGTACATTCCTTTCGGCTATCAGATTCAAAATGGAGATTCAGTCATCAACACGGAACAAGCCGCAACTGTACAACACATATTCTATGCGTATACCGAAGGACAGAGTTTTAAGGAAATTGCAGAATACTTGACCACAAGTGGCACAGCCTATCACTTTTCAGATAATAGCTGGAACAAAAATATCGTTGCCCGCATACTTGCAAATGAGATTTACTGTGGAGCCAAAGGATACCCAGCCATTATTTCAAAAGAAGTTTACAGCCAAGCTGCCAGCATCCGAAGCAATAAAACCGTAACATATTCAGCAGTGCTAAAACCATTTCGAAGCGATATGCAGTGTGCCTGCTGCGGTGAGCGCCTATACTGGCGACCTAGAACCCAACAATGGACTTGCCGACAGTGCGGAATGTGGTCAAAGCCGATGCAACCTGAAAACATGGCACAACAAATCGTGGATAGGTTATACCAAATCCAACAGCACCCGGAAATAATCCACAATCCAAAGGAACAATGCAACACCCGGTCAATAGAAGTTGCTCAGCTGGATCATGAGATTCACACAGCCCTTGCATTACCAGAGCTGGATGCAGATGCAATCATCGACAAAATTCTGCGCCGAGCAGAACTGCAATTTAATTACTGCGCAGCAGGGGATGACGATCCGACAACAATGCAAATCAAGCGCGCCTGCAAAGAATTCAAACCCACAGATACATTTCCAGAATCATTCTACAGCTCCATCGTCAGCAAAATCATCTTACACCTCGATACACATATCGACATCAAACTGCGAAACGGACAGACATTATAATAAGGAAGAGCACCATGAGCAACGCAAGAATCATCGAAATTCCAGCCACTAGACAGATACGCAGTGGGAAAAACAACACCATGCGAAAAATGCGAGTGGCGGCCTACTGCCGCGTCAGCACCGAGGAAGAAGAACAACAGGGAAGTTTTGAAACGCAGAAACTGTACTACACTGAGAAAATCAACTCAACCTCAGAATGGGAACTGGCCGGGATTTATGCCGACGACGGTATCTCCGGCATCCATACAAAAAAGCGTGACGGATTTAACCAGATGATTCAAGACTGCAAAAAGAAGAAAATCGACCTAATCCTTACAAAATCCATTTCGCGCTTCGCCCGCAACACGCTGGACAGCATCCAATATGTCCGAATGCTGAAAGCAATCGGCATTGCGGTGATTTTTGAAAAAGAAAACATCAACACGTCAACAATGAACTCCGAAATGATTCTGACGGTGCTGAGCGCCTTTGCACAGGCGGAAAGTGAGTCGATTTCGCAGAACGTAGCACGCGGTAAACGAATGGGGTTTAGGCAGGGAAAATTCCCGTTTCCCTATGGACAGATACTTGGCTACCGAAAAGGCTTGGATGGTAAACCAGAGGTAATCCCCGAAGAAGCCGAAGTGATTCGCATGATATTCAACAGCTATCTGCAAGGAGCCAGTCTACTGACCATTAAAAAGAAACTGGAAGCGGGCGGGGTTCTGACTGCAAGAGGAAACAAAAAGTGGTCGTCCGAGAGCGTACAGCGGATTCTCCAAAATGAGAAATACTGTGGCGATGTGCTGCTGCAAAAGACCTTTATCGAGGATGTACTGACAGGCGTTTCCAAGAAAAACACGGGTCAGTTGCCACAATACTACATTGAAAACAACCATGAAGGTATCGTCACCAAGCAGATGTTCCGTGAGGTGCAGGCTGAAATCGCCCGCCGCAATAGTAAGTCGGCAGCTAACCAACGCAAACGACACCAAGGCCGCTATAACAGCAAATATGCCTTATCCGAACGACTGGTCTGCGGAGACTGTGGCAGCCCTTATAAGCGGGTTACTTGGAACATCCACGGCAGAAAACAAATCGTTTGGAGATGCGTCAATCGACTCGAATACGGAACAAAATTTTGCAGTCATTCACCGTCAATCCCGGAAGAAGAATTGCATCAGGCTATTTTGAAAGCTGTGCAGAATCTGGCCGCAAACTTTACCGATGAAGTTGCTGCACAACTTGACGGTATTCTCCGTCAAATGAAAGCAGGAGAAAACTTGAAAGCCCAGCTTCAAAAGCAGCTAGAAAAAGCACAGCAAGAATTTGATCGTCTGCTTGAAATGTCACTGGAACTTGACGAGAGTACACCGTTCCTTGATGATAAGCTGAGAAAACTCAGCGGTAAAATCAAAATACTGAAAGCAAATATCGCAGAAAGTACGGATGGTAAGGGGGAGGACGAAGAAGCAACCAAACAGCTGACGGCGCAAGACCTTTTAATAAAGGAATACGATGACATCCTTACCGCAAGAATCATCGAAAAGGTTATTGTCCACTCACGGCAAGAAATCGAAATCTACTTTATCGGCGGTTATACCCAAAAGATTGACCTTATATAGAGCCATTCACTCATACACAAACGCCCGCACTGGCAAGTCGAAAACGCTTGCTGATGCGGGTATTACTTTTTGGGAAAGTGAGCTATTACACGATGGATACAGGATCACGGATCAAACTGGTACGCGAGCATCGCGGCCTTACACAACAAAAATTGGGTGAGATGCTCGGATACGGAAAGAGCAGCGCGAACCGCATTGCACAATATGAAATGGGGTATCGCAGCCCAAAGGCAAACCGTTTAAAAGAAATTGCAAAAGCCATGAACATCCGCGAAGAAATTTTCCTTATGCCGGACGAGACACCAATCGACCTGCTTCGAATTTTGATATGGTACGATTGGGAACATGAAGGTGTTTTGCAACTGGCAACGAGTAGAACGGCGAACACACCACCCGGAAAGACAGTCAGTCCGATAATTTATTCTGAACAACTTCCACTAAATAGATTGCTGCTTGATTGGGCTGACCAAAAGCATTCTCTTTCCGTAAGGAAAATAACGCGCGCCGACTATCTGGAATGGATGCTGCAATGGCCGCCACGATTGCCCTAAAAGAGCAAACAAAAAATCGGATGAATTTTGAGACAGGGTATCTTTTTTGTCACGTCGAGACAAACGAAAAGCCCCGAACTTAGGTTCGGGGCTTTTCGTTTGGTCTTGCGGTGAAGAGGATTTGAACAGGGCGACGGCGCCGCAGCGCCGGGGCAAACTGTCCTGCGGACAGTTCGCCAGCCTGCGGGAAAATCCCTTCATCCGCACCAAAATCCTCGAACGTTAGTTCGGGGATTTTTTGCTGCATATGAATTGTGGCGCCAAGCGGCGGGGTGAAGGCACCCCCGTCCTGTAATTTCACAGTAAACTGTCCGCACCACGAATACACCTATTTCGCTCATAAAAACAAATTTTAATATTTTTTTACATCGTCCCATCGCAAAAAACGACGTGTTTCTCTGGCTGGTACAACTGTCCGTATCTTGCAATCTGCACATTTTGCGGTATAATGTGGATTATTACGCAAAAGCGGTCTGTGCGGGCGGCTTTTGCACGCTGGGCGCACCCTGCAAGCCGTGCCCGGCGCAGTATAAAAAGGGAAGAGAAATTTGTATGAACCAACTCACGAAAGCGGCCAAAGCGGTGGCTACCCGGTATAATCAGACCAGCCTGATTCTGCGCATCACCGTCGGCCTAGTCGTCGGTGCGGCGCTGGCGCTGATTTGCCCCGGCGCGGCATGGATCGAGGAACTTGGCAACCTGTTTGTCGGCGCACTGAAAGGCATTGCCCCGGTGCTGGTTTTCGTCATTGTCGCCAGTGCGCTGGCGCAGGGCTCGTCCAAGCTGGACCGCCGCTTCGGCACGGTCGTTTGGCTGTATATGCTCACCACCTTTGTGGCGGCGGCGCTCAGCGTCGTGACCAGCAAGCTGTTCCCCCAGACGCTGGTGCTGGCCGAGGCTGCTACTGCGGACGTGATTCCCCAGGGCTTGGGTGACGTCATGCACACGTTGCTGGCGAACATCGTCTCCAACCCGGTGGCGTCCATCATGAACGGCAACTACATCGGCATCCTGATGTGGGCCTGCCTGTTTGGCCTGGCTATGAAGCGCCTGGGCAGCGACACCACCAAAAACTTTATGGCCAACACGGCGGACGCGGTTTCCACCATTGTGCGCTGGGTCATCAACATGGCTCCCTTCGGCATCATGGGCCTGGTGTTTACCAACGTGGCGGACAACGGCCTGTCCATCTTTACCCAGTACGGCCGTCTGCTGCTGTTGCTGGTGGGCACGATGCTGTTCATGGCGCTGGTCATCAACCCGTTCATCATCTTCATCTACCTGCACCGCAACCCCTACCCGCTGGTGTTCCGCTGCCTGCGTGAAAGCGGCCTGACCGCCTTCTTCACCCGCAGCTCTGCCGCCAACATCCCGGTCAATATGGCCTTGTGTGAGAAGCTGGGGCTGGACAAGGACATTTACTCTGTCTCCATCCCTCTGGGCGCGACCATCAACATGGACGGTGCGGCCATCACCATTACCATTATGACGCTGGCTGCAGCCAACACGCTGGGCATGGATGTTAGTGTGCCTGCCGCCGTCCTGCTGTCCGTCATGTCCGCACTGGGCGCGTGCGGCGCTTCCGGCGTCGCGGGTGGCTCGCTGTTGCTCATCCCTATGGCATGCTCGCTGTTCGGCATCTCCAATGATATCGCTATGCAGGTCGTCGGCGTCGGTTTCATCATCGGCGTCATTCAGGACTCCGTCGAGACTGCGCTGAACTCCGCCGGTGACGTGGAGTTCGCCGCCACCGCCGAGTATCACCAGTGGCTCAAGGAGAGCAAACCTCTCCCGGCATTTATGGGTGGAAAGTAAGACATACATTAAATAAGTACAGCCCCGGTTTCGTCAGCAAAACCGGGGCTGCATTTATGTCAGAGAAAAAAAGGAAAGTCTCGCGGCGGCAGAGGATTACCGCCGCCTGCTGCCCCTACTCAGTATAATATCTGCGGGGTGCTTAGGGGAACGCTCTGAGTGCCCAGCATCTTTTGTATCGCGGTGCGGTAACAGTTCGGTACGGCAAAAAGAAAAGACCTAAGAACGTTTGTTCTTAGGTCTTTTCTTTGGTGCGGATGAAGGGATTTTCCCGCAGACTGGCGAACTGTCCGCAGGACAGTTTGCCCCGGCGCTGCGGCACCGTCGCCCTGTTCAAATCCTCTTCACCGCAAGACCAAACGAAAAGCCCCGAACCTAAGTTCGGGGCTTCCGTTTGGTGCGGTTGTGGAGAGCTAAAACGAACTTTTCTGCATCCTGTGGAGATGCCTCAAAATCCGAGGATTCGGGAGAATCGCCCGGACTTTCGGGAGAATCTTCCGCGCCGATGGGAATATCTACCGGCATTTTTCCGCCTGTCGGGTCAAAGGTGATCTTGAAGTGGTCGTCATAAAGGTCAACCCGGACAAGGAATGTATCGAACAGGGCGGCCAGATACTTTTTGTTGTTCACATCGCCCGTGCGGTAAATGTCCAGCAGGCTGACGAAATCCTCCCGGTTGATGGGAACCATCTCGGCCTTGGCCGTGTCGATTTTGGCAAGCAGCTGGCCGTGCTCCTGCTCCAGCGCCAGCAAGCGGGCTTTCGTAGTGTCTGTGATGATGCCCATTTCAATCGCCTTCATAATGTTGGCAGTTGAGGTCTCGTTGGAATAAAGCTGCTGCTGCAAGCTTTGCAAGCGGTATTTGATTTCCGTGCGGGCGTTATAGGCCATCGTTTCATCCGCCATCATCTGGATGTTTTCATCGGTGAGCAGCTGCTGCTGGATAGCGATAGCCACGGCCTTTTCAATCTGGTCGCGGCGGACGGCCTTCTTATCGCAGCTGTGGTCAGTGCGGCGCTTCTGGCAGGTGTAGTAATAGTGCATGGCCCCGGTCTTGCTGGTGCCAGCAATGCCCGTCATGGGGCTGCCGCAGTGGCCGCAGTACAGCTTCCCGGTCAGCAGGTATTCTTCATAGCCGCTGCGCTTACGGCGACCCTGCGGATTCTTCTTCACTTTCAATACCTCCTGCACTTTGTAAAAAAGCTCGTCCGATACGATACGCGGCATACCGCCCTCAACGCGGATATCACGGTAAATGTAGATACCCCTGTACCGCTCATTGCGGCAGATCGTGTGAAAGCTGCTGCGCCCCCACTCTGCCCCTTTCTTGGTCTTGATGCCCCGGCGGTTCAGATCGCGGGCTATGTCGATGAACGGCTCATAGCACGACACCCGGGTAAAGATTTCTTGCACGATGGCTGCCTCTGCTTCATCCAGCACGACCTTTTGATCTTTGCCGGTCTTGTAGCCAAGCGGCAGGCTGCCGTTGGACATGCACTTGCTGGCGTTGTCCATCAGGCCGCGCGAGATGTCCTCGGCCATGTTCTCTGAATAGAACTGATTGACATTCATCATGTTCCGCAGGGCAAAGCGCCCGGCGGCAGTGTCGTCAAAATCTTCCTCGGCGTAGATGGTGCGGATACCATTACTGCGCAGCTGCTCCTCATTCATCATGGCTTGCAGCATATTCCGGCCCATGCGATTGGACTTCCATGCAAGGACCACATCAAACTGCCGCAGACTGGCATCTTTCATCATCCGCTGGAAATTCGGGCGGCGGTCCGTTTTGCCGCTGATGGCGCGGTCAGCATATATTTCAATGACGGTCACGCCCTCGCGGGCGGCCAGTTCCCGACACTTTTCCACCTGCTGCTCGATGGAGCAGTCACGCTGGTTGGCACTGGAATACCGGGCATAGATGACGGCACGGGCTGCGGAATTAGTGTTGATTCGCTTTTTCATGCCGTCACGCTCCTTTCGGGCTTACTCGCGCGCCTTTGTAACATAACCGCCAGCACATCTATTGCAATGATGCTTATTCAGCATATCGGTTACTTTATCGTTCGGAAAATCATAAACATATTGCCCATCGGGCTGTTTTACCTGCTGCGCTCCGTATGGAATAACGAATACGCCCTCTTTGTCACGGAAAATATCATAACTATTATTCCAATCGAATTTTCTGGCTAAATAGGTGTAGATAGAGCGATACAACTTTGAAACGCAGAAAGCCGGTGCAACTATGCACCGCTTTGGAGCATAAGCAGCAATGGATGGAGCATTCTCAACGCACCATTGAATAAGTTCTTCTTTCGGTAGCTTCGGATACTCAACAGACATTTCCTTTAGTGCGTGGATGATATCTGTCTTTTTCATCAGCTTTAGACGTTCAGTGAGCGAGGCCTCTTTAACTTCAACAATGGGGCAGGTCTCAAGGGCTTTCGATACATCGTCAACTTCGCGAATGTGCATATACTCCGGGTTTGGATTCCAGAAAAAAACACGTTGGAGATCTCTTTGTGCTGCTTCTGGCAGTTTTTCAATTTCATCAACAGCTTCTTCAAATTTTATCTGGCCGTGCGATACTACGTTCTTGTTTGTGCCCTTTGCAAAATCACCGCCAAACTCGCCCAATTCCATGGCCAAACGGTACATGTGTTTGCAAGGCAGCTTTCTACGCCTAAAATCACCGCAAGTACAGGATTCAAGCGTGACATGATAAGGTTCTTTTCCAGATCCTTCAAATACTCCCGTTTTGCTTTCTCTGTCAATGCTGCTCGGAGAGGTTGCAGCCTTTTTTGCAGAAGCAATACGCTTAACCTGGTCCGGGGCCGTGTGGATTGCATCATCCCAAATTTGGAAGCTATTTTCCGCCATGATGAAACCTCCTATGAGTATTTTAACGCCTTTTTGCTATAATCTTGCATTTTCATGCAAAAAGAGTGTCCCTGTGCTATAATGCCATTGTGCCGGCAGATTCTATCAGAAAGGAGCCTGCGAAATGGACTTGCACATTGAAACCAGCAAGCCGGCCGAAGAACTCAAAGTCATGCTTGCGGTTGAACTCTTTATGCAATTATCTGATGATGGCAAGAATACTGTCATTGCTCAGATAAAAGACCTTTTATCGCGTGAATGATAAAAGACTGCTGTTCCGCGTTTAACCGATTGAACAACTCAATATATTCTTCTACGCGCTCACCGCTGTTTTCATCGGTGGGCGCGCTTTGTCTTTCTCTGGGGACATCGAAGCCCATGAGCCAAGCCTCGGAGACGTTCAGCGCCAGGCCGAGAATTGTCAGCCGATCCTGCCGAGGCTCAAACTTGCCTGTCATATACTGGCTCAAAGCGGTTTTGCCAAGCGAGATACCATACTTCTTGCAGTAAGGCTGCGCGAGCGCCAGCACATCAACCTGTTTCAGATTTCTTTCGTCCATGATCTGCTGGAGACGTTCAGCGGTAGTAGAAGATTTCATATTATGTGTCCCTCCTGACATTCCATATCATAGCATAAATTAAATTTAAGTTCAAGACACGCGCACAAAAAATTCAGAAAAAATGAATTTCCCTATTGACATGGAGATTTCCCTGTGGTATTTTGGTTACAGTTCAGAAAAACTGAACAAAACTTCAAGCGAAAGGAGGTTTACTATATGCCGAGAAACTACAACAAGCTGATTGGCAAAATCGTAGAGGTTTTCGGTACTCGTGCGGTTTTTGCCCAGCAGATGAACTGGTCGGAGCGCACTTGTTCCCTCAAACTCAACGGAAAAGTAGACTGGAGACAGGACGAAATGGTGAAAGCCTGCGACCTGTTAGGCATCCAGCATATCGACATCCCGGCTTATTTTTTTGCTCTGGAAGTTCAGTAGAACTGAACAAATCGTAAAAAAGAGGCGAACCAATACGAAACGCTTTATCAGCAACATCATTGCCAAGTGCATCATAGCTGATGCCAAGCGCAAAGGAAAACGCCCGCCGCCTTTTGAGGGCACGCGGGCGCTGGTGGAACAGCAAAGCTGGAAGAAAATCATTTACCTTTCAGCAAAAAGCCTTTGGCTGACGCTGAAACCGAAAAGAGGTAAAACACATGGAAAATCAACCTAAAACACCTTGCCCGCCGAGAGAAGAAATTTTCCGGCACTACGGCTACCCAGAAGATACCCCCGACAAAGGCATTGCAGTCGGTAATTGGGAAAAAGACGATGCCTTTGAAAGACTTGCTTTTTTGCCGGAATTGATTCCTTATCTCGACAAAAGCAAAAAAGTCAAGATCATTTTCGACTACGACCCGGATTATCCGAGAGCACTGCTTCAGGTCACTGGGCAAAAACCGTTCGTTATCCCCTCGGAGGATGAAGCGTCAGAGGATAGCGGGAAATAGCCGCAAAACACAAGGAGGAACAGAGATGCCCCCGCAAGAGACAAAGCAAAAGCACCCATTCAATTTATCAGACGAAAAGGCTGAACGCCTTGCGGCGGCAACGCTGGAATTTTACCACTGGTTCATTGAACAGCCCGGTGGCCGCGAAAAGCTGGAAGCCCGCAAGGCCGAACTCCGCAAGCGCGGTTTGATTTGAGAGGAGGACAGAAAATGATGCGAGGACTTGTAATTGCCACCAACGGCGATATGCGGGTGCAGACCTTTACCGCACCGGCGCTGGAGGATGTGCAGAAAGTTGTCGGCGGCTATGTGGAGACCGTTCCCGTCCGCAACATCGAGGGTCACTACCTGCTGATGGTGGACGAGGACGCCCGCCTTCAGTGGCCGAGGCCCGTTGTCAACGAGGTTGCCAGCTTTCTGGCCTGCACGAAGATCTTCGGCACGGTGGTTCTGACCAGCGCCTACGGCCCGGAACTGGGTCTGCCCGATGACATTGCCCATATTCTGGGGGATGTCATCATGGCAACGCTGCCGTGCCGGTGCAGATGGGAGGGTGAAGCATGATCCGATTGCTGAAAAAGGCAATGCAGCTTATCAGCCTTACGCTGATGCTGGTAGTGCTGATGGCCGTGGTTTCCGTGGCCGATGGCAGCATGCCTCTGCTGAACGGCGTGATTCTGTTCATCTGCTGCCTACTGGGCGTAAATACCTGCCTTGGAATCTGGTTCAAGCTGGACGATAAGGAGCGTGGCCGCCGTGAGTAATCTGCCCGATGCCGCCTACATCCGCAACCTGCGGAACACCGGCTACCGTGACGGCAAAGACCCGACCTACCCGGTCTGCCCGATCTGCGAGCAGACCTGCGAAACCATCTACATCAGCGCCGACAACGAGATCGTTGGCTGCGACCAGTGCATGACGACCCGCAATGCGTGGGAAGTCACCGAATGCTTCGGAGAATGAGAGGTACACCATGAAGTTCTATTTCACCTACAGCAGCAGCGGCATGGCCTACAAGGGCGGCTGGACGGAGGTTGAAGCTCCATCCATAACCATCGCCGTGCAGGCATTTACCGCTTTCCACCGAGCAGTCAACGGCATAACGGCATGCTCGGATATCTACACCGAGTCGGAGTTCCGCAAGACCGGGATGCTGGATGGCGGCAACTTCGGCGCTAAGACACGCGAGAAAATCACCATTACGCGGGAGCTTTTCTAAACCCCGCACACAAAGAAAGGAGTATACCACATGGACGGAAATTCCGAACAACTGCAAGTCATCAACTTAAAGCAGCTGCCCATCATTGAGGAGCGGCTGCGGGATGTCAAAGCTAAAATCGAGCAGCGGACCAGCGCCGTCATGGCTCTGGCCGTGACCGAGGAAACCCGCACCGATGTCAAGAAGATCCGCACCGAAGTCCGCAAAGAGTTGGAGGGTTACGAGGCCCAGCGCATGGCCGTCAAAAAGGCCATTATGACCCCCTACGAACAGTTTGAAGCTGTCTACAAAGAGTGCGTCTCGAACCCCTACAAAGCCGCCGATGAAGCGCTTGGCAAGAAAATTGCTGATGTGGAGGTTGGCATCAAGCAGCAGAAAGAGGACGATGTCCGGGCTTTCTTTAACGAACTGACCAGTGGCTTCGGGCTGGATTGGCTGAAGTTTGAACAGATGAATCTCAAGGTCACGCTGACCTGCACACCCAAGGCCATGAAGGCCGCCATCACCCAGAGCGTCACCAAGATCGTCCGTGATTGCGCTGCGCTGGAGGAAAACCCGGACCGTGACGAAATTATGGTCGAATATCAGAAATCGCTCGACCTTGGTTCTGCATGCCAGATCGTGCAGCAGCGCCACAAGCAGCTGGAAGCCCAGCGCCGCGCCGCCGAAGAACGCCGCGCCCGCCAGCAGGCCCAGCAGGAAGCCGAAGCTAAGGCCAGGGCAGCCATTGAGGCGGAGACCGCCAAGCGGGCCGCTGAGCAGCCCGCCCCGCCGCACGAGGTCGCTACACCCCTGCGGGCGGAAAGCCCCGCACAGCCCCCGGCAGCCGCCCCGGCGCCCACTACCGCCCCCGCCGAGAAGAAATATCTTGCCAAGTTCGCTGTGACAGGCACGCTGCCGCAGCTGAAAGCACTGAAAGCATTCATGGAAAAGGAAGGTATGCAGTATGACGCAATCTCTTAACAGCGCCCCGCAGAAACAGAAATTCAGCGTTGCCATCAGCAGCAAAATGTATCAGAACCTTATCGCCAGCACGCTGCGCGACCCGGCCCGCGCCCGCCGCTTTACCGCCGCAATCACCAGCGCCGTGGCCGTCAACCCCGCCTTGCAGGAATGCGATGCCGGCACGATCCTTGCCGGTGCGCTGCTGGGCGAAAGCCTCAACCTCAGCCCTTCCCCGCAGCTGGGTCAGTATTACCTCGTTCCGTTCAAGCAGAAGGCCAAGTATGACCGCGACGGCAACATGGTTCGCCCGGAAACCACTACCGCCACATTCGTGCTGGGCTACAAGGGCTACATTCAGCTGGCGCTGCGCAGCGGCCAGTATAAGGATCTGGATGTCATGGTCATCAAGCAGGGCGAGTACATGGGCAAAGACCCGGAAACCGGCAAGGCCAAGTTCCAGTTCATCGAGGACGATGACGAGCGTGAGACCCTGCCCACCATCGGCTACATGGCCTACTTCGAGTACCTCAACGGTTTCCGCAAGGTCGTCTACTGGTCCAAAGAAAAGATGATGACCCACGCAGATACTTTCTCCAAGGCGTTCAGCCGCCAAGGCTATGAGGACTTGATGGCTGGCCGCGTTCCCGAAAAAGATATGTGGCGCTACTCCTCGTTCTGGTACAAGAACTTTGACGACATGGCGAAAAAGACCCTGCTGCGGCACATCATCAGCCGTTGGGGCATCATGTCCATTGAAATGACTACTGCGCTGGAGCATGACGATGCCGTCAATGTGGCCGATGACGGGCAGATCGTGACCGAGACCGTGGAGGCCGCCCGCGCCAGTATCCCCGCAGACGCGCAGGAAGTGCCGAGCGCCGAGCCTGAAGCCCCCGCCCCGACAGCAGAGGCCGAGCCCGAAGCTGTTGACATCAGCGCACTGTGATGGAGTACAAAATCATTTCCACCGGCAGCAAGGGCAATGCCGTGGTGGTGGATGGCCGCATCCTGATTGACTGCGGCGTTCCGTTCCGCCGTCTGGAAAGCGTCTACCGCGATCTGGACGCGGTGCTGCTGACACACATCCACAGCGACCATTTCCAGCCAAAGACGCTGGCTCGGCTGGCCGCCGAGAGACCGTCGCTTCGGTTCTTTGCCTGCCCGTGGCTTGGGCCTGACCTGCAGAACGCGGGCGTACCGCTGCGGCAGATCACCATCACGACACCTGACCGCTGGTACGACACCGGGTACTGCTTCGTCAAAGCCTGCGAGACCAAGCACAATGTGCAGAACTGCTGCTGGCATATCTGGTTCAACGATGGCAGCAAGGTCTTCTACGCCACCGACATGGGCAACCTTAACGGTATCACCGCCCCGTACTATGACCTGTATCTGGTCGAGGCCAACTACCGTGACGAGGAAATCCAAGCCAAAATTGCCGAGAAAAAGGTCAACGGCGAGTACATCTACGAGAAGCGCGTCCTCCGTGACCACATGAGTGAGCAGGATGCCATCGACTGGGTGTATGGCAATATGCGCCCCGATTCAACCTATGTCTGGCTGCACTGCCACAAGGAGGAATCCAAATGAGGGCACGGCTGGTGCGCATGGAGCCCGGCTACCGTGGCCGACAGCGCATCGTCATTGAGATTGCCGGGGATTTCCGGGAACAGTTCGACCAGCTGCAAGGGGCGCTGCTGGAGGTGCAGATAACCCGTGCGATTCCTCGGCGCAGCTTGGCGTCCAACAACTATTTCCACGCGCTGGTGAGCCGCATAGCATCCACCGTCTGGGGCGAGTTTGACGAAATCAAAAGCGATTTGGTGGTCGAGTACGGAACGCCATGTCTGGATAAGGCCGGTCAGGTCGTCATGGTGGACTTGCCGGAGGGCACCGACCCGCAAAGCTATTACCCCTACACCCGCCTTATCACCACCCACGAAAAGGACGGCAGCCGCTATTGCAGCTACATACTGTATAAGCGCACCAGCGCCATGAACAGCTCAGAAATGAGCCGCCTGATAGATGGCGCCCGGCAAGAGGCCCGCGAGTTGGGCATTGACATTTGAAAGGAGCGTGACCCTTATGCAAAAAGTGATTTGCCCCTACTGTGGCCGCGTTGCCAAATATGTAGATAGCTCTGTTATCTACTACGGTCATAGCTATGGCATGGTTTACCTGTGCCGCCCATGCAACGCCTATGTAGGCGTTCATTCCGGCACAGACCGTCCCAAAGGCAGCCTTGCCAATGCAGAGCTTCGGGGCTGGCGCAAGGCAGCACACGCCAGCTTTGACCCGCTGTGGCAAGACGGTCCGTTCAAAAAGCGCAACGCAGCCTATCGGTGGCTGTCTGAACAAATGAAGCTGCCGATTGAACAGACCCATATCGGAATGTTCACTGTTGAGCAGTGCAAGGCGGCACTGGAAATTATCAATAAAGGAGTAACCGTATGAACAACTATTCTCAAGCAGACATGGCTTTCAAAAAGCTGATTGATTCCATGAAGCAGAACGGCAGCGTATTTACCAGCGCTGACGCTATGGTGGAGGAATTCAACAACATTCTTACCCAGCATGGCGCAGATGATGAAGATCTGGTCTGCATCCCTCTTTCGCGCTATGAAGAACTGCTCCGCAGCGAGAGCGAGATCGACATTCTTTGCACCCTCGTGGAATCTCCCAATGTGGAAAGCAAAACCGCCCTGGCTGCGCTGGAAGGCGTTGCCGACATGCGCGATAAGCGCCTGAACGACTGCGAGGACGACACCGATGAAGAATAAACCGTCCTGCCCGCCCGGTGGGCCAAGGGAGGTGGTGCAATGCTCCGACCTTATTTCTGTGCCTACCACAGCTACCTTGAAAACATGGAGCTTTTGAACTCGGAGGAACGTGGACGGCTTTTCACCGCCCTGCTGGAATACAGCAAGGATGGCACATTGATACCTCTCACCGGAAATGAGCGGTTTGTTTTTCCCGGCATCCGTTCCCAGATTGACCGGGACAAGGAGCAATGGAAAAAGACTGACGAACAGCAAGCGTCCTATGGCCGTAAAGGTGGCCGTCCACGGAAAAAACCGCCTGACGGAGAAAATGAAAAAGCTACCCTTTTAAATGACACAGATAAAAAGGGTGGCTTTTCTGAAAAAGGCTCCCTTTTTTCAAAAAGCCTAGAGAAGGAGAAGAAGAAGGATAAGGAAAAGGATAAGGATAATATATCTTCTTCTACTGCTACTGCTGAAAACGACATTTCCGCTTGCGTCCAAGCCTACGAACAGAACATCGGTCCTATCGCACGGGCGGCGTTTGATGACATTTCCCGCCAGCTGGCCGACCTGCCCGCCGACCTCATTTGCGAGGCTATCGGTGAAGCAGCGCTCAACAACAAGCGCAGTTGGAATTATGTCAAGGCCATTCTCAAGCGCTGCCGGGAGCAGAACATCCTGTCCGTGGATGCCTACCGCGCCGAGAAAGAAAACCACGCCGCCGCAGCGGCGGCCAGAGCCACACCCGCTGCCCGCCCACAGAGCAAACAGGCGGCAGTACGCGAACGGCTCAAAAAGCGTCTGGAAGAGATGGGAGGTGTGCAGAGTGACGACCCAGCAGACAACCGAATTTATGTTGAAGCTACTGAACTGGTGGCCGAACCTTTACCGGGAGAATGACCCGGACGAAATGTCCGATGCGTGGGCGGTGTCGCTGACCGATGTTCCCTATGATGCCGCCATGGCCGGGGCGGTTGCCCTCAGCCGCGTGACAAAGTGGCCGCCCACTGTGGCGGAGATCTGTGAGGCAGCCAAGCCGTACATAGGATTTCAGCCCGATTTGCTGAATGTGCGGGTTGCCATTGATGCCTACGAAGAACTGGGTCTGCCGCTGCCGCCGTGGTTCTACGCCGCCGCGCAGAAGTACGCGGACAAGTTGCCGGCAGCGTATCAGCCTGCGGCACTGCTGCAAGGAGGTTTGATAAATGGAAAATAAGCGTAAAGACCCCCGCCGCCAGCTGATTGGCGCGGTGAGCAAGGCATTGGGTCAGCAGTTTGAGCGCGACATCAACGCCGCATTTGACCACTATCGCCGTCTGGGCGTGGCATCCATCGAAAAGACGCCCGAACCGTTCCACATGACGGGCCGCGAGAACGGCGGAAAGGTCGTGGGCTTCTACGAGAAAAAAGCCCAGCCCGACTACGCCGGCACACTCCGCGGCGGCAGGTCCGTCTACATGGAGGCCAAGTTCACTGGATCGAACCGCATGGAGCAATCCCGCGTCAGCCCCGGCCAGACCGAGTATCTGGACGAAAAGATGCGGCTCGGTGCTTTCTGCTATGTTCTGGCCGGATTTTCCCACGGCGGTGCGTACTGCATCCCATGGAGCATCTGGCGCTCCATGAAAGAACACTATGGCCGCAAGTACATTACCGAAAATGACATTACGCAATACAAAATTCCGAGAACCACCACAGGCATGCTGGCGATTCTCGGCACCGGAAAGGAGTAAACCCTTATGAAAATGAATGAAGAAGCAACTTTCGCCGTCTACCAGAAAAAGCTGAAGGGCATCTGCGAGGAAAACGACTTGCAGGCCACTTTCAACCGCAGCGGCTACCCGCTGACCATGACGGTGCGGCCTCTGCAGGATGTGGCCGACCAGATGTCGATGCTGGAAAAGGTCGAGGACAACGGCTACACCAGCCCCGATGCTTCCATCAAGTTCAGCTACGAGGACGGCGCTATCAAGTACACCTTGAGCAAGGAGTTTGTGATCTCCGATGCGCTGTTTACCAAGCTGAAGAACCTGTTCCGTAATCTGCACGATACTTGGCTCCAGTATTTCCACCGCACCGTCATCCAGAAGAAGCTGCTGAACGCCAATGTGCCCGACATTCCCGAAGATGCGGACGGCTTCGGAGACATTGACCCGGATGACCTTAACGCGGATGGTCTGGTCGATACCACCCCGCCCGAAGACACGGACGAGGAGGAGTAAACCATGGCAAAGGTGGTGCGGGGCGTTGATGACTACAAAAAGGAGTTCTTGAGCATCTTCAACAGCCTGTGCGGACGACATGGCCGATGGGAAGTCTGGTCGGATTTTATTCAGCTGACGGCCATCGACATAAGCAATGTGACCGACAAAGGCAACGCGCCGAAACGGGCCGCAGATGCAAGGAATATCGCCAAAAAGTACAGCGAGGACGAAATCAAACGCATGGCCGAAATGCTGATGCAAATGGTTTATGCCATTGACGAGAATCCAGACCAAGATTTTCTCGGCGAGCTGTACATGGCCTGCAACTTGGGCAATGACCACGCGGGACAGTTCTTCACACCGTACAACGTGTGCCAGTGTATGAGCGAAATCACATACGATGTTCCCGCCCTGCTGGACGGCAAAGGTTTTATCGCGGTCAATGACCCCGCCTGCGGCGCCGGTGCGCTGCTGCTGTCGTTCGCCAATGCCTGCAAGCGCCACGACATCAACTACCAGCAAAAGGTGCTGTTCGTTGCACAGGACATCGACTACACCGTTGGGCTGATGTGCTACATCCAGCTTAGCTTGATGGGCTGCGCCGGATATGTTGTTATCGGCGACACACTTATCAACCCCTGTACCGCCTACGATAAAAAAAGGCCTGCTGCCCGCAGGCGACCCGGAACGGATCTGGTTCACGCCGCTGTTCTCCGATGGCATCTGGTACGGACGCCGCCTGGCGGCACAGATGGATCTGCTGATTTCGGGAAGTTCACGGAAAAGCCCCGAAAATGTCAATTCGTTCACGGAAAAGCCTGAAAAAGTGGCAGATTCGCCCGCGAAAGACACAAAAATGCCCTGTTCGTTCACAGAACCTGCAAAAGCAGCAGCGCCGGTTTCCACCCCGGTTTCCACTAAAAAAGTGGAAACATGGAAACCCGCCGAGTTGAACGAAACCAAGAACGGGCAGCTGACTTTTTTCTGAAATGAGGTGATGACATGGAAGATGAGAAACTGGCCGATAAGCTGCTGGACCGCATTCTGATGGTTCTGATGCCCTACGACCAGATTGATGTGGAGCGAGTCAAAGCCAAGCTGACGGTGGTTTTGGATGACTACCAGATTTCCCCAAAACAAGAGGCTCTGGCGGTCTACACCGAGGGCAAAAACGACTACTATCTCCGAAAATTCCTGCTCGCCAAGGCCGTTGCAGGGCGGCAGGAGCGCACGCTGCGGCAGTACAAAGATGAAGTTGGCAGGGCGCTGCGAGGCATCGGCAAGGATGCTGACACCATAACCGCAGATGATATTCAAGTCTACCTGGCGAAAGTCCTGTCGAGGGGCGGGTCGAAATGTTACTGCGACAACATCCGCCGAGACCTCAGCAGCTTCTACAACTGGCTCTACCGTGAGGAAATCATCCGCACTAATCCGATGAATAAGATCGACAACATCAAGTTCAAGCGGGAAAAGGAAAAAGCCCTCACCGACATGGAAATCGAAGTGATGCGGCAGGCATGCCAAACCACTATGCAAAAGGCAATTATGGAAATGCTGCTCTCCACCGGCTGCCGCGCATCAGAACTTGTATCCATCAAAATCGCGGACATGGACGAGGATAAGGTTTCTATTCTGGGCAAGGGCGGCAAGTGGCGCACGGTGTACATCAACGCAAAGGCTTTTGTGGCCGTAAAAAATTATCTGGCTGACCGCAAAGACACAAACCCCTATCTCTTCCCGCGGGAAATCAATACGAAGGAGCGCACGATGATTTCCAACTTCAGCCGGAAAGACTGGTTCAAAGACCCCCGACTGGTGACAAAAGCGGACCACTTCGGGGGCGAAAGCGTCAACAACATGGTTCGCACTATCGGCAAGCGGGCCGGGGTCAAGGGCGTGCATACTCACCGTTTCCGCCGCACCTGCGCCACGCAGGCCCTGCGGCATGGGATGCCGATTGAACTGGTTTCAATGATGCTGGGCCACGAGCAAATCTCCACCACACAGATTTATCTGGACATCCGTGATGACGATCTGCAAGCTGCCCACAGAAAATACGTTGTGTGAGGTGTTATCCATGACACAGTTATATGTTTTGAGCCAGGACGGAACTTCGGCCATCAATCTTAGCCAGTTCGAGTACGTCTACATTGGCGAGGACAACAGAATCAAGGCTGTCAACGGCCAGAAGATGATCCGCTTGGGGGATTACAAAAGCCGAGATAGCGCAAAATTCGCCCTTGCCACGATGCTGTACTACGCCGGCAAGAATCCGGGGGCCGGCTGGTATCAGATGATGCGCGGCGATGCCGCCGAGGAACACGTTGTCCGCAGCCGTGACCCCGCTCCGAACCAATTTGCCGCCAACGGCAAAAAGCCCGTGCGCCGGGGTGGCTCTTAATCTAACTTAATCTAAATCTCAATCTAATTTTTAGATAGTTTTAGCCAAGAACTTAGCCAATCCAATAAGCAAAGGAGTATACCACTATGAATACCAATGTCACAATGATTCCTGTTGCACAGCTGCACCCCCACCCGGACAACCCCCGCAAGGATTTTGGCGACATTACCGAGTTGACCGCCAGCATCAAGGCAAACGGCGTTTTGCAGAATCTGACCGTTGTGCCCCGCGCAAACCCTGATGTGAATTACGAGGAACTGTGCCGGCGGTATTACGCCGACCCCACCGAGGAAAACCGCACTAAGCTGAATCAGTTCCGCAACACGGACGGCTACACCGTCATCATCGGCCACCGCCGTCTGGCCGCTGCCAAGGCTGCCGGGCTTATGGAGTTGCCCTGCATCGTGGTTGAGGATATGACCCTCGAAGAGCAAATCTCTACCATGATGACCGAGAATATGCAGCGCAGCGATCTGACCGTCTATGAGGAGGCCGAGGGCTTCCAGATGATGATGGACTTCGGCAACAGCGTGGAGCAGGTCGCCGACAAGGCGGGCTTTTCCGAAAGCACAATCCGCCGCCGCGTGAAACTGCTCTCCCTTGACCGCGAGGAATTCAAAAAGAGTGTCAAGCGCGGCGCCACGCTGGCTGACTTTGCTCTGCTGGACAAGCTGGACACCGAGGAGGCCAAGAACGAGGTGCTGAAAAGTGTCGGCACCAACAATTTCCGGGCCTGCCTTGACCGGGCACTGCGGGAACAGAAAGACCGGAAAACGATGAACGCCATCCGGGAGGTGGTTGCATCTTATGCAACTAAGGCCGACAGCAAAGCGGATATGCCGGAAAACTGCCTGTTCTATGCCAGCTACGGCTCATGGTCTGGAACCGCCGAAGCCCCTGTTGATGCCGGAGAACACGCCTACTGGTACACGGAGAGCGGCTACGGCATCACTGTCTACCGCGAACGCACCGAAGAAGACAAGTCCGCCGAGAAGACCCCGGAACAGCTTGCGCGGGAGGCCAAAATCGAAGAATATCGCGAGAAGTGCCGCGTCATTGAGGAGGACGAAGAATCCGCCTACCGCCTGCGGCTGAACTATCTCAAAGAGTACGGATTCCCCAAAAAGGCCGCCGAGGCCGTCGCCTTTGCAGCCTGCCGCATGATGATCTTGAACCCTGATGCCCTTGGCGATATGGACGAGGACACCATCGAGGCCGTCTATGGTGATGGCATCTACAATGACGAGCATGATCTCGATACGGCTGTGCTGCTGGAAAATGCACAGGTAAATCCCATGAAGATGCTTGTGGTGCTGCTGTTCGCCTTGACAGAGCCTGTGAATCACCGGATGCACGATACCGAGTGGCTTGGCGGGTACTACAAGTGCATCAAGGATGATGCATCCGTCTACCCGGGCATTTATGCAGCGCTGGATGGCATTGGCTACGAGATGTCCGATATGGAAAAATCCCTGCTGGACGGTACGCACCCGTCCTATGAAAGCGCAGAGGAGGAATCGTGATGCCCGTTGTTTCGAGCCTCGACCACTTACCCACGGACGGAGAGTTCTACTCAAACAACTGCGTAGACGGCCACTGCATCGGCTGCGGTGAGTGCTGTACCGACCTGCTGCCCACTACCCGGCGCGAGATCGTCCGCCTGCGGGATTATGCCAAGAAGCACCAGCTGAAAGAACACCGGTTGCCAGCGGGCGCTGCAATGGAAAGCGTGGACCTGACCTGCCCGTTCCGCAATGAGACGACCAAGCGCTGCGAGGTCTACCCGGTACGGCCACTGATCTGCAGGGCGTTTATCTGCTCCCGGACGCTGCAAGCAGCCCGGGAAACGCGGGATCTCGTCCAAAGTGACCGCGACATCCATTCCCTGCGGTGGGAGATATTCAAGAACCCGGAGAGCATCGCTCTGATACAGGCGGCACAGAGGGCTGCAACGGAAAAATGACATACATACCGAAAGGCACAAAACGCCATTGGACAGCTGAAGAAGAATCCCTCCTTGCTGAAAGCTGGGGTGTTTGCGGGATACCTGCTCTCGCCAAAAAGCTGAACCGCAGCCAACAGGCTATAAAGATACGCGCATCGCGGCTGCACCTTGGACCACTGCTGATGGGCGGTGATTATGTGACGCTGAATCAGCTGGTCACAGCTTTTAATCGCACAGGCTCGTATAGTTACAAAATGATAAGCTGGGTGGAAAACCGTGGGCTGCCGGTTCACAACAAGCGGGTGCAGCAGAACACATTCCGCGTGGTCTATCTCAAAGAGTTTTGGACATGGGCCGAGAAAAACCGTTCATTTCTGGATTTCTCCAAGTTGGAGCCGCTGGCGTTCGGTGAAGAACCCGCATGGGTGGCCGAGCAGCGAAAGCGAGATTTCAAAGCCTGCTCCCTCCAGAGGAAAGACCCGTGGACTCCCGCCGAGGATGCCAAGCTGCGGATGCTGCTGGAACAGTACAAATACACCTACGAGCAAATGTCCGATATGCTGCGGCGCTCTCCCGGTGCCATCCAGCGGCGCTGCGCAGACCTTGGGCTGAAAGCCCGCCCGGTGCGCATCAACCCGCATGGCCCGGAGGCGGTCTGGCACCAAGAAGACTACGACAGGCTGGCCGAGGGTATCAAGAGCGGCGAAAGCTATATGTCCATCAGCAAAGCACTGGGTAAGTCCGAAAAGGCCATTCGCGGCAAAGTCTACTACTGCTACCTCACCGAGAACGCCGACAAGGTTCGCGCCATGATGGCGGGCGGCAACTGGGGCGATGGTGCCCCAGAGCCTACCGTCTGGCAGGCAAGGCTACTTTCCCGCAGCCGGGCCGAAATGCAGACTACCATGACGATGCTGGTAGAGGCTCTGAACTGCCGCATCCGGCAGGTCGGTTACGATCCGGCACTGGAAGACCATTGGAACCAATACTGGCAGCGCACGACATGCCTGCATTGGGATGACCTGAAGCACTGTACGGCTGGCTGCACCGATTGTAACAGCTGCGCCGAGTACAAGAAAATCCCGCCGCAGTATTGCGCCCGATGCGGGGCTACATTCTACGAGCGCAAAGAAAACACATTCTGCCTGCAATGCCGTTTTGACAGGAAAAAGCAGGCACAGCGGCACTGGTGCCGCGTAAATGCAAAACGAGGAGAAAGACCGTGAAAAGGAAACATGACCTTTTGAAAGAAAAAAGCAAGACCCGCGATGCGGTGGGCCAGATTTCCAGCTGGTGTCTGCTGATTGCCCTGCATCAGCGGTTTGGTGTCGGTGCTGACCGCATGGAGCGTATCGCCGGGAAGGCCGAAAAGTTGCAAAAAGAAATCGCCGCCATCATTGACGAACACGGCACGGCTGCCGGTATCGCGGAAATGCAGCGCCGCTTAGATGGCATCTGCCTCACTGAAATGCGGGTGCCGCTGAACCGCAACACAAAAAATCGCCGCGAGGTAGAGCTCCGTATGGCTGCCGACCAGACTGTGACCGCGATGTGGTGCTGCTTCGCCCTTGCGATCCATCAGACGCTTGGCTTTGGCCGTGACCGCCTGAACAGGCTGCACAAGGAAACTGTGGAGAACTACCGCCAGTTCAATGAATGGAATGGCAGCGGCAGCCGTGATGAACAGCAGTACGCTTTTGAAAGGCTGCGCCATTGCGCAGAGCAAGCACTGCGGTCAGAGGTCGTCATCGTACAGGAAAATGACGATTACGACAGCCGCGCCCGCCTGTGGGAACGGCAGCTTGAGGATTCCATCAAGGCCGGTGTCCACAAGGCCAAGGTCGAAACCAAACGCAAAGCCCGCGTCAACGCGCTTGCTACCAATGTTCTCTCAGATGCCGCCCGCCAGCAGGCAGCGCTGAAAGTGCAGCAAGACTTTTTTGGAGGTGGGTATCGGTGATTCTTGAAATTCTGACCGCCTTCTTGAAGATGGCACTTACCTTTGCGGTTCTCTGCATCGTGGCGGGTGCTGCGGCCTTTGCTGGCGGCATTGTGGCACTGGCCGTGGCCCTGCTGCACCGGCTGGCGGATGAAATTGACAAGCGGCGTGGCCGCAGATAGGAGAAAAGTCATGAGCAATGAGATTCTGAACAAAATTGGTGAAGCTGCCGTTCTGGAACAGCTTGCTGAAGAATGTACCGAGTTGGCTCAGTCCGCGCTGAAGTTGGCCCGCAAAATTCGCGGCGAAAATCCAACTCCCAAAAGCCTTGAGGAATGCAAGGCCAGCTTGCAGGAAGAAGCGGCGGATGTGGAATTGTGCATCGACATTCTCCCGGACGGCTACATCGACTGGACAGAATACAGCAGAACCATCGCACGGAAACGGATGCGTTGGGCTATAAGGCTGGCAAGTAAGGAGGCAAAAAATGACCCCGAAAATCAATGACCTCGGTTTCGATAACCTCAACAGCTGCTGCAAGCCGCTGGAACGGCCCAGCAAAGAACTGGTTCGGCAACTGGATATTCTGGCCGTGGAGCGCCGCCCGGAGGCTTGCCTCGGCTGCGGGATGGAGCATGACTGTTCTGTCCACGGATGCGCCGTCATCAACAAGGCGGCTGACCTTTTGCGAGGTGATGTGAAATGAGACTGGTAGATGGCGAAAAAATCAACCGTACTGCATTTCCGAACCCCTACTCCCAAAACACAAGCGAAAGAGATCAATACTTTGCCTATGAAAGAGCAAAGTTTGATTTTTGGGAGAAAGTAAAAGGACTGCCGACCATCGATCCAGTTAAAGACCTATGGCCAAAGTCGTTTTGGGTTCCCGTGGACGAAAATGAAACAGATGGATGGGATGCTGAATCCGCAAAACATGCTAAGATGCAATGCTTCAGCTGCTTTTGCAAACCGCAGCGCGATAGCAACGGCGAAAACATCCTGTCGAAGTTTTGCCCCAACTGCGGGGCGATGATGGAGGAACTGAAATGATGGTTTTTAACTGCAAGGCTTGCGGAAAGCCGATTGTGTTTATTACCACCGTGGCTGGGAAAAAGATGCCCTGTGACGCGATGGTGCGGGCCTACGAGCCAGACGCGGACGGCCCGGACACCATTATCACCAAGGACGGCCAGACGGTGCGTGGGCGCGTCTTAGCGCCTGCTGCAGACGGCGGCAAGCTAGGGCGTATTCCGCACTGGGCAAGTTGCCCTGGCGCCGCAGGGCTGCGCAAAACGCGGAATCCGAAGTGATTTTTGCTGAAACGCTTAATTTACGCTGAAATTCAAGCGGATTGCGCTGAATTTGCGTACAACATGTGTAAAACTCGCTGAAATTTGGAACTGACCGTAATGGTTTTTTGAACGGTTATACGATAGCTTTTTGAAAAACTTGCGTCAAACTTGGAATAAACTTAGAACCAAATTACAACCAGTTTTAATCATTCAGCCGCAATCCGCACTTTTTTAGGAGGCGCAGAAATGATTTTACCAATTGTAGTGACCGCGCTGATCCAGACGGCTGCCTGTGTGCTGTGCGTGGGGCTAGGCTATCAGATGGGATTCCGTGAGGGTGAGAAAATCGAGCGCGAAAAGCACATCGAGGATGACAGCCCTATTGGAATGGAACACCGCCACGGTGAATAGGAGGAATGGCAGATGCTTTGCAATATTCCCGGCATGAGCCAGCCGAAAGATGCCCCGGCGCTGGCTACCGAAATGGACAAACTGGCCGCCAAGCTGACCGAGATGGGCATTGAATTTGAAGACCGCCAGATATGCTTTACCACAGGCCGCCAGATTACCGTCTATGAAAACGGGCGCAAGGCGTGGGATGCTGCTTGCAGCCCATTCCACTACGGTGGAAAGCGCGGTCTGCTGGAGGTCATGGGTGTCATCGTGGACGGCAAACGCGATAACGGCAAGGTAAAAGGCTGGCAGACCGCTGATGATGTCATCCAGATGGTGGAGGCGTACAAATGCAGAAAGTCACGCTGAAAAACACCCGTGTCCTATTTGCTGCCGCTCTCCCGATGAATAACCACATTGTCAATAAGACCCGCGTTCTGATTGGTGCGAAAGTTGCCCCGCAGTTCGAGAAGATGATTCAGAAAGAGTACGAGCAGATGCAGCGGATGCGGTACTTTGACCCGCACAGGTCGGCGTACATACCCATCCAGACTTTGCCGGACGGCAGAATTCAGCTGGCGATCCGCAGCACTGAGAACAACTGCCGCTATAATCGCCGTCAGGCAGAGCGGATGATGAATAGCCCCTGCGACTTGGTGCTGTATCTGAACGCCTATGTTTCGCCCAGCAACCAAGGTGTGCGGTGTCGGTTGGTGAATTTCACGATACTGGACGGTAAAGAAGAAAAAAATCTGCCGAGAATCGGCAGTTGGAGGAGCGATGATATATGAACGAGAATGAAAATACGAAAATCTGCCCGCTGAGGGCAGCTATCTGCTATGGCGATAGCTGCGCGTGGTATATGCAGGGCTGCCGCCGCTGCGCTCTGCTGGTGCTGGGTGAGGCTGGCGAGATCGCCACCACCACGGCCATCATCATCCCAAAATGAATGCGCCCTGCCGTGACTGCCCGGAGCGATGCATCGGCTGCCGGCGCAGCTGCCGCCGCTGGAAAGCCTATCAGCTGACGCTGAAGATTATCAAGGTACGGGCAAAAAAGCACTGTTACCTTGACCCGATGCCCGATTCCCGGACGAACGAAGTCAAAAACCGCACGAAAAAATACAAAGGCTTCAGCCAGTGAGGTGAATGTGATGCTGACACTCCCCATCAAAAGAAAGTGGTTCGACATGATCTGCCGGGGCGAAAAACGCGAGGAATACCGTGAGCCTACGGACTACTGGAAAGAAAGGCTTTTCCGCGCTCGCGGCAGGGCACCCGAAAATGAAATACCGGACCCGTTCCATCTGAAAATATTCCCTATCCAAATCCGCGCGGGCTATCGGCAGGACAGCCCTACGGCGTGTCTCATGGTGACGATTCAATTCGGAAAATACGGCGTGCCGGAATGGGGTGCTGACCCGGACAAAGAGTATATCATTATCAGAATTCTAAGCGTCGAAGATATTCATAATTGGAAAGCGAGTGAAACTGATGGAAGATAAACGAATTGCTGCGCAGAAGCGTGCAGCCGAGTATAACCGCAAAATGATTGGTCAGCTGTACCGGCACTTCAAGGGTGATTTCTACCGGGTCCTGTTTGTGGCAGTACACAGTGAGACCGCAGAACTGCTGGTCATTTATTGCAAGCCAGAAGACACGACCAAGGTGTGGGCTCGACCTCTGGCAATGTTCCTTTCCCCGGTGGATACTAAAAAATATCCGAATGCAAAGCAGAAAATGCGCTTTGCACTGGTACGGGAGGTGAAATAGATGGTATTCTATAAATGTGATATTTGCGGCTGCGCGGTGCAGCATCCGCAGATCCTGCCGGCCGTCATTATGGACAGGAACAACGCCTTGTATGAGGGGCGCGAAACCGTGGATGTCTGCCCGAAGTGCATGGCCGCTATCTGTCAGGCGGTCAGCGAACTGCAAGAAGTTGCCGAGGGTGCGCAATGCTTGTCGTGACCGTGCTGGTGGACGGCGGAGATCAAGAAGCGCTGGGCGCCAAGGAGGCTATATGCAACCTGTTGGAGCGGTTCGGCAGTGTCCGGGCCTACAAGGTGCGCGAGGTCAAAAAGCCGCCTGCAGAACAGACCGAGCAGCTTAGCTTCACCGCCAAGAAAACATGATTTGGGAGGAAACCATGACTTTGCAGGAATTGAGCGAACACTACCAGCTGCGGGCACAGCTGGAAAAGGACGAGGATATACTGTACAACCTGCGCATGGCTGCTATCCCATCGGCCCACCCGCTGGACGGTATGCCCCGCGCCCCCGGCGTGAGCGATAAGGTCGGCGCACTTGCCATCGCTATTGTGGACATGGAGGAGCGCATTTCCTATCTGAAAGAGCAGATCGCCCAGCAGGAAGGAAAAATCTCGGCGTGGATATCGACTATTGAAAATGATCAGACGCGGCAGATATTCCGCATGAGGTTCATCGGCTGCCTGACATGGGCCGAAGTTGCACAGGTCATCGGCGGGCGGAATACAGAGAACGGCGTGAAGATGATATGCTACCGCTATCTTGAATCTGCACCGGATTCTTGTGTCGCTACTTAGTGTGCTGTTACTTGCTATGGCGCTTAAAGGATGATATTGTTATACTCGTAAAATTCAATCAAGAACCAAGGCGACCACCTGTCAAACGGTGGCCGCCAATTTTTATGCAAGGAGGTCGATGTTTGCAGACCGTCCGGCGTTTCTCCTTTACGCCGGGTGTTGGTGATGTTCCCGACAAGAATATCGGAAACATCATCCGGGGCAGTTCGCCATGCTTCGGAGATAAGCAAAGGAGAAATACCTCATGTATCAGAAAATCAGAAATAAATTCCGGGAAAGACCGACCCTGTTCTATGCCTGCTCCATCGTGGCATCGTGGGCGGGTGTCGGCTCTTTGATGAACTTTCGCACCATTGCACTGAACTACGGCGCAGTACCGGCTATCATCTGGGCTGTGTTCAACTCGCTGGCCTGTATCCTGTTCGGCCTGTTCGTTGACCGCGTTCCGTCCATCAGACGCATCATGCAGAGCAAGGTCATGTTCTACTTCATCGGTCTGCTGACGCTGTTCCAGACATGGACGCAGATGTCGGGCATCTATGAGATCTTCGGAGACACACCAATAGGCACAAGCGGCGGTATGGTTATCGTGTATATAACCTGCGCCGTTTTTCTTATCATGCTGCTGAAAGACGGCATGATCCGCAACGTGCTTTCCGATGGGTTCTCGTGGGTGGTCGTGTATGGGCTGCTGGGCGTTGTGGTCGTTGCCGCGCTGATTTACACACGCGGCGCGTTTGCCAGCATTGATATGGGCACAAATGCTGCCGGTATCAAGGCGGGCGTTTACAACGGTCTGCTCCTGCTGCCCGGCCCGTTTGCCTGTCCGTATTACTACTCGCTGTACGAGTACAACGACAGCAATGCAGACGGCACACGCCGCAGCAACATCAAAATGTCCTTTGTCTGGGCAGGGCTGATGTTTGGCATTTACATGGTGCTGGCAGCGCTGCTGACATGGGTTCAGTTCAGCCCCGTGCTGAACGTGATGAAAGCCATCCTGATCACGGTCATTGCGATTTCCTCTTTGTCCACCTATCTGTATTGTGAATATCTGGTATTTGGTAAAAAAATCGGTTTTGCGCTGGATGTCTTTACGGTTGCATCATGGCAGATTCTTATCCCGCTGGGCGTTATGGGGATCTGGCAGCTCATGAGCAACATCCGTATCTATGTGGTGCTGGTTGCTGTCGTGATTTCAATCGCGGTGAATCTCACCTCCGACAAAAAGGAGGCTGCGCAATGAAAATCATAGTAAAGAAGCTGGCCGACCTGCGCAAGCCCGCGCACAACATCCGCCGCCACTCCGACAAGCAGATTACCGAGTATATCCGCAGCATTGAAATGTTCGGGCAAATTAAACCGCTGGTCGTGGACGAGCACGGAGAAATCATCGCAGGCAACGGCCTGTTTGAAGCCCTGACCCGCATGGGCCGCGAAACCTGTGACTGCTATGTTGTGACCGGGCTGACCGATGTGCAGAAGAAAAAGCTGATGATGGCCGACAACAAGGTCTATGAACTTGGCTTTACCGACACTGATGCCATCGAGCAGCTGGTGAAGGAACTGGACGGCGACACGGATGTGCCTGGTTGGGATGCAGACCTCTTGAAGATGCTTGATTCCACCATCGAAGAGGCTGACGAAATCGTGAACGATTACGGCTCGTTCCCCGACACCGAAGTGGCGAACATGAATCGCCGCCCGGTGGAGGAACACATTCCGTATGCGGACGCACCCAGCTATCCCGTGGCACCGCCCGCGGACGAAACGCCGCCTGCACCTGCTCAGCCCGCCGCGCAGCCGCCCGCTGCCGTCTCCGCCGATACAGGGGTATCGACATATACCCCGCATGACAGCCCCGCACAGCCGTCCCAGAGCGGCAATGACGGGCGCAGATATATCATCTGCCCGAAGTGTGGTGAGCGGATATGCCTATAAAAGTGGTTGAGGGCAGCATGAATGTGCTGGACGCGGCCATAACCCGCGTGCGGAATGTGTTCAAGAACGACTGCAAAATCTATCTTAGCTTTTCCTCCGGCAAAGACAGTCTGTGCATGGCAAGCATCGTCTATGACCTGATCCGCGCCGGCGAGATTGACGGCACAAAGCTGACGGTGACCTTTATTGACGAGGAGGGCTTGTATCCCTCCATGGTCGAAGCGGCACACCGCTGGCGGCGCAACTTCCTGTCTGCTGGCGCAAAATTCCTGTGGTTTTGTCTGCCGTTCAAGCAGGTGTCGGTCATCGACCATCTTTCAAGCTCGGAATCATGGATAACATGGGAGCCTGGCAAGGAAGATGTCTGGATGCGCAAGCCGCCAGACTTTGCCATCATGTACAGTCCCTACCTGCACTACCCCGGAGAAATGAACTATCAGACATTCTGCGGAAAAGCGTTTGCTGACGGCATCCAGCTTGTCGGCCTGCGCACAGCAGAAAGCCTGACCCGCCTAAAGTGCATTGCCAACGCCAAAATGGAGCGCATTGTGCGCGGCGGGAAATTTTACCCTATCTACGATTGGCGTGATTCCGATGTTTGGCTTTACATCAAGCAGCGGGATCTTGAATTTCCTGAAATCTATATGCGGCTATACGAGGCCGGCGTCAGAAAGAACGCCCTGCGCCTGTGCGCTTTCTTCGGAGATTGCAGCACACAGGGTTTGCGCTGGGTAGCTGAAACAGATGCCGACCTGTGGGATAGAATCCAGAAACGCGAGCCGAACGCCTACCTTGTACTGCTGTACTGGGATAGCGAAATGTTCCGCCGCTCTACCAAGAAGCGCCGTGACCTTGAAGCCGGCACAGAGAAAAAGGACTACAAAGCCCTGTGCAAAGACATTCTGTTCCTGCACCCGGAGAAATACACCATCGCCAAGGACACAAAAGCCCACCTTGATATGTGGCGCGGAATGTTTATCAAAACCTACGGCATCGCCATGGACAAGCACTACAAGACCATGTACGAGGGCCTGCTTTACGGAGACCCTAAAATGCGTGTGCTGCGAATCCTTTGGACGGAAATCTACAACGACCACAATATGATGATCAAGGAGGCCCAACGTGGAAAACAACAGCATTGATTTATTCGCACCGTTGGCATCCCTGCAATGGGTGGACCGCGACAAACTCCATGCCAACGACTACAACCCCAACAAAGTAAGCGAGGAAAACCTCAAACTGCTGGTACAATCCATCCTCACCAACGGCTGGACGCTGCCTATTGTGGTGCGGCCTGACTACACCATCATAGACGGATTCCACCGCTGGACAGTATCGGGCCGCGAACCCCTGCGCACAAAGCTGGGCGGCAAAGTACCCTGCGTTATTGTGGACCATCACGGAGACGAGAGCGCGGATGTGTACGGCACTATCACCCACAACCGTGCGCGTGGTACGCACCTGCTGGAGCCCATGAAAGCCATCGTAAAGAAGCTGATGGACGAGGGTAAGACCGTGGAAGAGATTGGCAAGCAGCTGGGCATGAAGCCCGAAGAGGTGTTCCGCCTGTCTGGCTTTACCCGGGATGAGTTCTTGGAGCTTATGACGAAAGATCACCCAGTTTACTCCAAGGCGCGGGTCATCCGCAGCGTGTGAGTTGCGCGTAAGTTGTTCGCACGAAAATCGCACGGCGTGTGATCTGTGTAAGCGAGCGTGCGTTTTGCCGCGTGTTTTTCGCGCGATTCTCGCTCATTTCTGGATGGCTGGACCATCAAGCGGCAGCCTGGCCGGGCAAAAGGTACTGTGAAACCCCGACCCCGACCTGAGCGGGGCCGACGAGCCCAAAAGGCGCTTAGTTAGTGGGGTGATTTTTGGGGATTTCGCTACGGTTTGTAATACGGTTTTGACGGCTTTTATCCACTTTGTACACACGGAAAGGAGTTGATTTTGAGATGGCTGCGAGAGAAAAAGTTGCGGACAAAAATGTTGCCACGACTGAGCTTGCCGCTGTGCTTGGAATCAGCGCCAGACGAGTGCAGCAGCTGGCCCAGGACGGCATATTGGACACCGTAGAGCGCGGAAAATTTGAGCTCGGCGCGGCGGTGCAGGCGTATATCCGTTTCCTTGGGCGGGATGCCATGACCGAGGAGGATAAAAAACTGGAAAGCGCGAAGCGCAAGGCCGAGGCCACGCTGAAGCTGTCGAAGGCAAAAATCGCCAAAGCACAGGCGGACGAACTGTCCGGCCAGATGCACCGCAGCGAGGATGTGGCCGCCATGACAGCCGACCTTATCTATACGATACGCGGTGCGCTGATGGCTTTTCCGGGCCGCGTGGCGATTGATGCCGCTGCCATAACGGACGCCGCTGAAGAAGCCGAGTACCTGCGCAAAGAGGTCAATATCCTGTGCGCCCAGTTGGCGCAGTACCGCTATGACCCGAAAGCCTACGAAGCGCGGGTGCGGGAGCGTATGTCGTGGGGCGAAAAAGACCACGAGGATGACGATGAGTAGCGCCGCCGACATCAAGAGGCTGAACGCCGTACTTGCCAAGGTGCTGGACGGCATGAAGCCACCGGAGGATGTGACCGTTACCGAGTGGGCCGAAAAGCACCGCAAACTGTCCAGTGAATCCAGCGCCGAGGTTGGCACATGGCGCACGAGCCGCACCCCATACCTGCGAGAACCGATGAACGCCTTTTGCGACCCGAAAATCCACCATCTTGTGATGGTGGCCGCCTCACAGGTCGGCAAATCCGAATTGATGAACAACTGCATGGGATACATCATCGACTGTGACCCCGGCAGCATCCTGTTCATCCAGCCAACGACTGTGGACGCCAAGGAGTACAGCAAGCTGCGCATTGCCCCCATGATACGCGACTGCCCGACCCTGCGGCGGCGAGTGGCTGACCCCAAGAGCCGCGACAGTTCCAACACGATCTTGCAAAAAAGCTACCCCGGCGGCATCCTGACGATGTGCGGGTCTACCGAGGCCCACGCGCTGGCATCGAAGCCCATACGGTATGTGTTCGGTGACGAACGAGACCGCTGGGCAGCCAGTGCAGGCATCGAAGGTGACCCGTGGGGGCTGGCTATGGCCCGACAGACCACATTCTACAATGCCAAGGCGGTGGAGGTTTCGACCCCTACCGTCAAGGGCTCCAGCGTTATCGCAAAAAGCTACGCCAAAGGCACTATGGAGCGCTGGATGAGCCGCTGCCCGCATTGCAGGGAGTACCACGAAATCCAGTGGGAAGACATACGCTATGAATCCGAAACCAGTATCGTGAACAATGAGAAAACCTACAAGGTCGGAAATGTCTGGTATGTCTGCCCCGGGTGCGGGTGCATCAGCGATGAATACACCATGAAACGCGCTCCGGCCAAGTGGGTTGCGGACAACCCTGCCGCCTACGACAACGGTATCCGCAGCTTTTGGCTGAATGCCTTTGTGAGCCAGTGGGCCACATGGAAGTCTATCGTGCTGAAATTCCTTGAAGCCATTGGCGATACAGCCAAGATGCAGGTCGTGTACAATACCTGCTTTGGCAAGCTGTGGGAAAATCGCGGCGACATACAGGACGAGGATACGCTGCTGGGCCGCCGTGAGGAGTACGAAGCCGAGCTGCCCGATGGTGTGCTTGTACTGACTGCCGGCGTTGACACACAGGATGACCGTATGGAGTACGAAATCAAAGGCCACGGCCACTTCAACGAGACATGGGGCATCGAAAAAGGCATTGTGATGGGGCGACCCGATGACGATGCCACATGGAAACAGCTGGATGATCTGGTCTTTAACCGCTATTTTCAGTTCAAAGACGGAATCAAGCTGCGCGTGTCGATGTCCTTCGTTGATGAAGGCGGCCATTTTACCCAAGAGGTGCGCCAGCGCTGCCGGGAACGCATAGGCCGAAAGGTGTTCTGCATCAAAGGCTTTGCAGGCCCGGACAGACCCTACACCGGGCCGCCCAAGCAGGTGAAAATCGTGGTGAACGGCACCCATGTGGGCACCTGCTGGCAGTACCAGATCGGCGTTGATGCCGGAAAGCAAATCATTATGGATAATCTGCGAGTCGGCACGGTTGGGCCGAAATACTGCCACTTCCCGAAGCGGGATGACTACGGCATCGGCTATTTCAACGGCCTGCTGTCGGAGCATCTTGTGTACAAAAAGGATAAGCGCCAGCCGTGGCAATGGGAAAAAATTCCCGGTCACGAGCGAAACGAGGCGCTGGACTGCTGCAACTATGCAATGGCGGCGTTCAAGGCGCTGCCGTGCGACCTTGACGGCATTGACCGGGCACTGAAACGCGCCCGCGGCGTGGCGGTGGATGCACCTGCCGCGCTGGAAGTACCGCAAACCAAAAGCCCGCAGCCGAAACGGCGCGGGCTTTCCAAATACTATGATGAATGGTGAGGGTCATTATGGACAGAACGATGATTGAAAAGCGGCTGAAATTCCACACCGAAAGGCTGGATAACCTGTATGCCGCCTACAATGCGCTGGTAAACAGCCGTGCAAAAAGCTACCGGCTGGATGACCGCGAACTCACCAGATTCGACCTTGACACGCTCAGCGATGAAATTGAAGACGCCGAGCGGAAGGTCGAGGAACTGACCGCGCTGCTGAACGGCCAGAGCGCCCGCAAGGCGTTCGGTGTGATCCCGCGCGATTGGTGACACCCTACTTTGGGTACTGGCCGCTCCCCAAGCTATAACGGCGGCCTTTACCGCGGGCGATGGTTTCTTTCACTACTCCTTTTCTTTTCCATCTGCCCGCTTAGTTTGAAAATTACGGAGGCGATTGTACTTGAGCAACATGAGAAAGCCCAGCGCACCGCAGGCAAGCGGATACAGCAACGCCGGCGGCAGCCTTACACGGCGGGCCACGCGCAGTTTTAGGCCCGACAGCAATTCGCCGAGTCAAGATATAGACCAGAATAGCGCCACACTGCGCCAGCGCAGCCGCATGCTGTATATGAGCAGCCCCATTGCGGCAAGCGCCATCAACACGAACCGCACCAAGGTTGTGGGCACCGGCCTGACGCTGAAAACGGCCATTGACCGCGATGTGCTGGGACTGACCCCGGAAACAGCCAAAAAGTGGCAGAGCCAGACGGAGGCCGAGTTCCGATTGTGGGCGGAGAACCGCCGCAACTGTGACGCGCTGGGCATGAACAACTTTTACGGATTGCAGCAGCTGGCCTTGAAAAGCTGGCTGATGAGCGGTGATGTGTTCGCCCTTATCAAGCGGGCGCAGCAAGCCACAAAGCTGAACCCCTACACGCTGCGGCTGCATCTGGTGGAGGCTGACCGCGTCAGCACCCCGGACACCTGCGGCGATGTCGTGAACCGTTGGGCGAACATCACCGAGGGCAAGAACACCAACAACGGCAACAAAATCTATGACGGCGTGGAGGTAGACGGCAGCGGCCTTGCCGTGGCCTACTGGGTGCGCAACACCTACCCCCGCGAGATTTCGCAGGAGCAGACCAAGTGGCAGCGCATTGAGGCTGTGGGCAGGCAGACCGGCCTGCCGAACATCCTGCACATCATGGACAGCGAACGCCCGGACCAGTACCGCGGCGTGCCGTATCTGGCCCCGGTCATTGAAATGCTGCTCCAGCTGCGGCGCTACACGGAATCCGAACTGATGGCCGCACTGGTGCAGAGCTTCTTTACCGCGTGGATCGTGACCAACACCGACAAGACCGCTATCCCCACAAATGAGGTGGGCGGCGGCGATATTGCCGGTGTGCCTGTGGAGAACCCCGACACTGACAACATCAGCCACAGCGACAATGAGTACGAGATGGGGCCCGGTCAGGTTTATCACCTCGGCCCGGACGAGGATATCAAGTTTGGAAGCCCCAATGTACCGACAGCCGGGTTTGATACATTCGTAAAAACCATGTGCAAGATGGTGGGCAGTGGCCTTGAGCAGCCCTACGAGGTGCTGCTGAAAGAGTTCAACAGCAATTATTCCGCCAGCCGCGGCGCACTGCTGGAAGCGTGGGAGGCGTACAAGATGCGCCGGGTCTGGCTGGTGGACGGCTTTTGCCAGCCGGTGTATGAACTCTGGTTGGCCGAGGCCGTAGCCCGCGGGCGTATCAAAGCGCCGGGCTTTTTTGATGACCCGTTGCTCCGCGCCGCATGGTGCGGGGCGCGGTGGATCGGCCCTGTGCAGGGTACGCTTGACCCCAAGAAAGAGGTCGAGGCAGCTATCCTGCAAGTACATCATGGTTTCCGCACCCATGAGCAGGTTGCCCGCGAACTAGGCGGCGGCGATTGGGAGGAAAATGTTGAGCAGTTGAAGCACGAAAATGAAATGCTGAAAGCTGCCGGCGTAGAAAAAGTGGAAGAAACCACCAAAAGCATGATTGAAGGAGGAGACGAAGATGGCGAAGGCCAGCAAAATCCCGGTGGCGGTGATGAATAACCCGCCCGCTGCCGTGAGCATCCAGCGCCCGTGCTACGCTATGGCGACCACGGACGGCCAAAGTGCCGACATTACCATGTACGGTGAGATTGTCGAGGAGCAGCCCGTGGACTGGTGGACGGATGAACCCATCCCCGGCCAGTACATCATTGAGAGCGAATTTCTGGACGATCTGAACAGAATTTCCGGGTGCGACAGCATTACCATCCACATGGACAGTCTGGGCGGCAATGCAGGG